GGGAATCGGCCACGGCTTCGGTTTCCTTTGGTTAGAGGGTTGCGGGGTTTTAGGCTTGCGTCGCCAGCGAAATGAGACCGACTTGCTGGGATGCGTTGACGAAGAATTCGAAATCGAATTCCGGCATGGCGAAGTCTTCCAGCTTGTGACCCATCGTCCACTTGTTGCAGACGCATTGATACAGACGCACGAAATAGGTCGCGCCGTACAGCGTGGTCTTGTAATCGATCTGGAACGTCGGCGTGCTGCCGATGAGCTGGTTGACCAGAATGATGCTTTGGCCGGTCGAGCCGGTGGTGAAGCTGTAGCTGAAGCTGATGATGACGGAGATGCCCGACACATTGTCGGCAGAGCTGAAGAGATAGACGCCAGCGGTATGGGCATATTGACCAGCGGCGGGCGTGCCGGTGACGAGGGTGAGCGGTTCGTTGGTGGCGGCGTTGACCACACCCAGATCGGAATTGAAGGTTCCGCTCGACGGCACAGTGGGCGTGATCTGGAACGGCGTCGCGGGCACGGCGGTCGCGGCGCTTGAGGTGATATCGTACTGAGTGCCAACCGTGAAGCTGCTGCCGCCGAACATGATATTGTTCATGGCGACGCCGGAGAGCGTTGCGGCCTTCATCTTGCCGGTGAGCTTGCCGGTGCCGCGCGCGACCAACAGCGGCAATTGATTCTGACCGTAGAGCTGCTTGGTCGTGAAGCTGAAGTCGGTCGAGAATTCGTTGATATAGCCGATATTGACCGGCGTGGAATTCGCGACGTCGGTGCGCGTGACGTAAAGAATGCCGGGACCAAAAAGACCCTGCGGCACGACATTGGTGTTCGTCATTTTGGTTCTCCTATGGGCAAAGGATTTTGATCGGGATCAGTGCCTTCGACTGATCGTCCAGATCACCGGGATCGTACTTGGTGGTGCCTTCGATTCGACACCATTGCACCAAGCCGCCAAGGGTTTGCGGGCGTCCGTTGACGCCCATTTTGAGGGCGCTTCGAATCGCCTTCACGATATTGTTTAGCGTGACGTCGGGCGCGGCATCGGGATTGCTGCCAGCTTTTGAATAGACCCAGATTTCGGCTTCGATGATCGTGCGTTGCATCACCGAATTGAGATAGTCATCCTCTTCGTTGAGGTGCCGCAGAAACAGCGCCGGTTGGGATGGCACTTCTGCCCAATCCTTCACGCGGCGGCTGGCGGTTTGAAAGCCGGTCCTGAAAGCGCTCAGCGCCGCCGCATCCTTGGTGAGATTCATGTCGAGCGTCGCGGTCATCGCGGTCGCATCGAACGACAGGATGGTGCAGTTTTTTTGCACGCCGGGTCCAAACACCGGCAGGCCAATGAAAAAATTGTTGACGCTCGACACGTTTGTGAGCGTCGGCGAGCCGCTGGTGCCCTGCGCGGTGAAGTTGACGATCAGGGTTTGTTGCAGGAGCGTGAACAGCGCCGACAGCACCGGCTCGATATCGATAATCACGAATCACCTTTCGCGATCGTCTCGCCAACCGCCTCGCGCAATTCCTCGATCGTTTCTTCCTTCATGGCGCGCGATGAGCCACGCAGGAACATATACTCCGCAAGCCCGCCAAGCCGATCGTGCGCCTGCACAAAAACCAGCGTCGGTGCCTTGAGCTTGTTCTGGAAAATGTGATCGAGCTTTTGAAAATGCCCTTTCACTTCGAAGTCGCTACTGGCGCTGCCGTATTCCAGCGCGCCCGCCTTCTTCTGCTGCTTTTTGTCAACGATGGCGACGCGGCCAGTGACCTTTTTCGGGTCGTTGAAAAGCTGCACCTTGGTGGCGCTGCGCAGATCACCAGACTTGTGCGGCTCGCGCGCGAGAATGCGCCCCCAGAGTTGATGGATCAGCCCGTCGATCGTCTTCAGGAGCTCCTTGCGGAGATCGTTTGGGAACTTGTCGAAGCGAATGCCAATCTTGCGATCGCCGCGAATTTCGACGTCGATCGCGTTTGCCATCACACCACCACGGGCACGCGGTACGGCGCGAGAATTCCGGCAATGTCAGGCGGCACCGCGCCGCTTTGCCCGCCACCGGTAGGAATCCAATAGCGCTTGGTGCCGAGATTGGGCTGATCGATCTGCATGAGCAACGGATCGCGGCTGCGCTGAAAGAACCGCTGCGTCACCATGCGCGTCGCCGCATATTGGATATCGGCAGGCACATTGCGATAGGCGAAGGAGATCGTGACTTGGATGCCGAGATCGGCGGCGGCGAAGGTGAACACGCCGGTCACGGCGTTGAAGGCATACTGCCCGCTGGCTGGCGTGCCGGTGACTTGGGTGAAGGCGGTGCCGGTCGAGGTGTTGACCACCGCAAGATCGCAGGAGAGCGCCGTCGCATTCGTCGGCGTGATCTGGAACGGCGTGGTGGGAATCGTGTAATTCGCCGTCTGCCAAGCGCCATAACCGGCGATGTAATCGATGATCGTCGGCACCGATTCCCAGATGCACGCCACTCCGGTGAAGGGATTGAGGCGCTGAAGCATGCCCTTGCGGAAGTCGATCGAATAATCCTGATTGACCGTCATCGTGTTGTCGAAGGCGATCGGATAGACCTGCTCGACCGAATAGACCTTCAGCGCGGGCCAGCGAGCGAGTTGCAGCGGGCGCACGCCGCCCGGTGTCTGATACGGGTAAGGGTCTTGCTGGATTTGCTGGGTCTCGGTGACGCGCTCAGGAACCAAGCCCCGATTGCAATAGCTGGCGCACAACACCGAGCATTGCGTGATGACGATGGCGAGCCAAGTGTCGTTGCCGGTGTCAGTGTCAGGAATCGAAAGCTCAGCCTTCACGGCAGAGAGCGCGATCAGATCATAGCTGGCGGCGACGCTGATGACGTCTTCGCTGATCCACTCAGCCATCGGTTAGTTCGCCTTGCGCGAAAGATAGTGGGGCTTCTTCTTGCCGCCAGCGTCGGCGCGCGGCGCGTCGGCAGGCTGATCGTCGAAGATGCTCGGCACGCGCTTGGCGACGTTCTCTTCGATCAGCCGCAAACCGACGTCATCGGGCACGGCACGCTGCTCGCCGATATTGTGCGGAGCCATGATCTGCGTGAATTCCACCATCATCATTGAACGGCCTCCGGTTGGGTGAAGGTGTAGCGATAGCCCATCCCCCAGACGTTTTCGAGTTTGTGACCGGTGCCCTTCAGCTTGCGATTCACCTTGCAGATGAAGACGTCGATGATCTTCTCTTCCGGCCAATCGCAATACGGCTTGTCGAAATAGAGCGCGTCCATCAGGCATTCGCGCGAGATCACCTTGCCGCCACGGGTCTTGATGACGTCCAACAGACGGCATTCCTTGGACGTCAGGCGCAACAGGATGCCGGTATTATCGATCTCAGGCATCGTGTACGCGCGGGTGAAGACTTCGAGCCGCACGCTGATCGCGTCGAGCTGGCGCATGTCGTGGCGCATAGCCGCGGCTTTCAATTCTTGGAGCATGTCAGTGATAATGCGCTGCGCTTCCATCATTTCGGGATTCCTTGTCGTGCGATTCGGGTGGTGCGAATACCCTCTCACTCTCTTCGTTCATGATGGAATCACGCCGCCACGATTGTGAAAGCGCACCATCTCCAACAATTGCTCGGCTTCACCGATAGCGCCGTCGAGCGTATTCATCCGATTGATCTCGGCGTTGATGCGACCTTGGGTCGCCTCCCGATCGGCGTGATATTTTTCCAGTCGCTTGACCAAGATCGCTTCGGTGATGCCGGTGGCTGGCGCGATCGCCGGGCCTGCCTTTGCGCCGTAGACGAAATTGGCTTTGGTCAACACCGATTGCGGCGGCACATAAACTTCGATATCGCGCCCGCGCGCCAAGCCGATGAGATACAGCATGGCGGGACGCTGGTAATCATACTCATCGCCTGCGGCCATATCGCTGCCCCAAATCCCGATGACGTCGGGCTTCTGGCATATCGCGAGGGCCGTCATGAAGGCGATCGATGACGTGAGAAAGTCGCATTCCGATCCTTCCGGCGCGAGATCGCGCAGAACATCGGCTTGCGGATAAACCAGATGCGTCGGCAAGCCTTCCAGCGGCTCGCGCACATAGATCGGCAGATTTTTCTCGATCAGGTAATTCACATACCCGACGCCACCATGGTGATGCCATTGGTGGGGATCATGAATGTCGAAGAGGACGTCGGCCTTCGGGAGCCCGCGCCGCCATGCAAGGCCCCAGATTTCCCAATCTGGGTCTTGAAACGGCGCGAGCTCCCACGTTGAAGGCGAGCTGCCGACGATTGCGATCTTGCGCAAGCGTTAGGAGTTCTTGTCCGCGCCGCCCAAGACCCAAGTGCCAGCGATGGCAATGGTGTCGGTGCTGGTGGCGGAAGGCGTCGGGGTGACGTTGAAGCGGATATATTGCTTCGCGTTACCCAGATCGATGGCGTCGGAGATGCACTGGTTGATGGTCTGCGCCGCCGTCGCGGAGGTCGAGCCGATCACCGTGCTGGTGATGGCGTCGCCATAGGCGGCGAAGGACGCCGTGTCGCTGCCGGTCTGCACCGCGCGGGCGATCGTCACCTTCTTCTTGGCGGCGAGAACAGCCTTGATGGTCAGAACGTGGGCGGCAGAGCGATAGGAAGCGCCACCGGTTGCCGTCAGGCGATTGACTGTGCGGCCAAGCTGCTGGGTTGCGGTGGGCGCGGTGGTGGTGTTGGGCGCGATCGACGGCAGGGGATCGAGATATGCCGCGATGTTGTGGACATTGACGATATCGGACATGGGAAGCTCCGTGATTCGAGGGAGGGAAGCGATACCCCGCCAAAGCCTTATCTGGCGGGGTTATTCGCGGTTCAGAAAAGGGCCGGCGCTTTTTAGGCGGGAGCCCACTGCACGTTTTGGTCGATCGCGACCGACTGCCAGTGACGAAGCTGGAAGTCGTGCTCAGCGATCGCCCGGATGATGGTTTGATCGCTCTGCACCGCGCTGACCGTGGTGCCGCCAGAGTCCACATAGGAGCCTTCGCGGGACACAAACAGCTCCAGCGACATGCTGTCGAGGATCATCGACTCGTCCATCTCCGCGAGGAAGATGAAGGTGCCGACTTTCAGCGAGCCGTTGGCGTTCCAGAAGTTCGTGGGAATCTGGGTCGTGGTCTTGAAGGGAATGCCCAGCAATTGCCCACGGCTCATTTCGTCGCGATAGACATAGACGCCCAGCGAGTTGAGCAGATTGTAGAGATAGTTCTTCACGCGGGGATGGAAGAACCACATGCGGCGCGATTGCGGCACGTTGGCGGTGTCGAGCTTGTTCATCATGCCGCCGAGCTCATTGGCAACGGTGGTCAGGGTGAAGGCTTCGGTCGAGGTGATGAAGTTGCCGCCCGTGCTGTTGGCCGGATCGGTGCCGTTGACGGCGAGCACCGAATTCGCGCTCTGGCTCCAAATGCCCGGCGTGCCGGAGTTCTTGGCAACCCAGCCGTTCGCGAAGCTGAGATAGCCGCGCGGGGTGGAAGAGGTGCCATCGCCCAACAGGAAGGCGAGGTCTTCGCGCAGCGCCAGCACCTTCACCAGATCGTCGCGCACGAAGGCATCGACGGCAGGATCGGAGTAGCGCATCAGGTCGTTGGAGACCGGCACCAGCGCCGTCAGTTTCTTGTAGCTGGCGACGATCTCATCGAGCGTCTGTTGCGAAGCGGCGATGACGCCGGTTTCCGTGCCATAGGTGGCCGTGGCAGCGGACGCTTGGCCGGGCAGGGTCATCGTACCGCGCGGCATCGGCAGGACGCGGGGATCGCTGCCACGCACGACGGCCATCGGGCGCAACAGCTCGATGATTTCCGCGACATAATCGGGCGGGACGATATAGCCGCCCGATGCGCCGACGCCCGCGACCAAGGCGCGATCGCTGGAACGCGACTTCGCCAGAGACATGCTGGCGGAAAAACCGCGCGTGATGGTGTGCTTTTCGCCGAAGCGCTGCTGAGACAAATCGGCGGCGCGGCGCATGTCGCCCTGCACTGCGGCGAACAGCTTCAGCGAGGCGACGGCGCGAAGACCGGCGTTGGTCTTCAGGCCCATGCGCTTCGCCACGTCGGCGTTGGTGTAGGGGTCGTTCTCCGGCGCGAATTGGATGGTCGCATCGTCCGAGAATTCGGTGTCGGTGCGAACCGGCACAGCGCCAGCGCCTTCCAGCGCCCGCGCATCCTTCTCGCGGGTGATCTCCGCATCGAGATCGGTCACGACGGCACGCTTGGCCGTGTAATCCGCATTCTCTTCATCAGTCAGTTTGCCGGTCTTTGAGGCGAGGGCGTTGAACGCATCAAACGCCGCCGCGCGCTTCTTTGCCAGCTCAGCGAGCTTGGACATGGGTAGTCTCCATTATTGAAAGCGAGGGTTTCGGGACCACCGCAAAAAGCCTTGCCCAAGGGCGTCAGGGCATCCGCGTTTTGGCGGCGGATTTCAGTCGGGTGCGTGGCTCAGGGAAAGCACATCGGCATCGCGGCGGCGCACTTCGGCGCTCCGCTCGCCATCATCTTCCTCATTGATGGTCTCATCGACTTGATCTTCTTCGTCGTCTTCGCCATCGGGCGGAAGGGCGCTGCGCAGAACACCTTGCACCGAGCGTTGCGCGGCCTTGAGGCTGCGGCCCAATGCGGCGTGCGAATCGTGCATGTCTTCACCGGCATCGCCAATCTTGCGATGCGCGGCATCGATCTTGTCGGCGGCGGCAGTCGCCTTGTCCACCTGCTTCATCGCCCGGTCGATCGCCTTCTCGGAATCCTTGGCGCGATCCTTGGGCTTCAGCGCGCGGCTGCAAGCCGCCAACGCGCTGCGCAAGCCTTCCGCCTGCTTGCCAACCTCTTCGAGACCGCCGCGAACCGCGTCGTGGCTGTCACCGAGCGAGCGATGATGCTTCATGGCGCGACCGTGCGCCTCGTCGGCATCGTTCAGCGAACCGGCGTTGCTGGCGCTCAGCGGCTTACCGGCGCGCACCATGCTGACCATGAGACGGCGGAAGGCGCGCGACTTCTCGCCCGGCGCACCGTCGATGAATTCCAGATCGCGCTCACCTTCGCCTTCGTCTCCCTCGATCGAGAGATCGGCGATCAGCTCTTCGGCCTCTTCGGTCGCCATCGCCTTGAAGGCTTCGGCGAGCGCGCTGCACGCGGCGGCGAGCATTGCGGGCACCGCGCTGGCGTCACCTTCGATCGCTTCCTCAAACTTTGCGCATTCGGCTTCGCCGCAAAGCGAGCTCAGAAGATAGGCGAGATTGGCGACGCTATACATGCTGCGCGACGCAACCGCGCTGCCATTGAACAGGCGCTTGTAAGCCTGAGCCGTCTTGCGCGCCATCTGCAACTCCTTTTCGCGGGCTGTGACCATCGCGCCCGGATCAGCCGGTACGCTCACAAAAGAATTTTCCAGCATCTCCCATTTATGGATGCGCTGGCCGCCACGCGGGCGGCGGGGATCAAGCGGCTCGGCATCTGCGGCATCCCACTCAAAGGACGTGCTCACCGTGCGAATCACGCCGGTCTTCACCAGCGCGCGGACTTCATCGGCCTTGGCGCTTGAACCGAGCGGCGCGAACCGGATGCGGGCGCGGATATCCGTCGCGCTCACCACGATGTTGACGCAATTGCCGATCGGCTGCTCGGGGTCGTGCTGCCAAAGCACGATCGGATTCTTGCGATAGTTATCGAGCACGCAGCCTTGCGGCTCAAGAATGTGACCATCGCGCGCCACATTTGCGGTGGAGAGAATGACGTCAACCTCGTCATCACTCACCGTCTCGATCGTCGCCGCCATCATCTTGCGATTGGTGGTCATGCGAACGCCGTCGCGTTTGCTGCGCAGCTTCATGTTTGATCGTCCTCTACTGGCTCGGCAGCGCCACCGGGATCGGCAACCGTTCCGGCTTTCGGGCGTCCAGCGCCATCAGGCGCACCGTCTCCGGCTGCGGTGCCAAGGGCGGCGGCGTTGGACGGCTGCAACAATTCATCGCCGCCCTTTTTCGGCGGCAGGCCATCTTCGGCGCGCGCCTCGTTGGGCGTGATGATCGCCGAGATGATGCCGGTGCGCTGCGCATTGCGGCGCGTCGTGAGGTCGGCGCGGAGCAATTGCGTGTGATCGAGCTCGACCTTGATGCCCTCCGCATCCAGCTCGAAGCGTTGCTCGATCTTTTGCTCCCACATCACGCACCGGCTCATGATCGCGGTGTTCACATAGTCCTGATTTTCCTGCTCGACGTTCTTCGCGCCGGTCTTGTCCTTCACGCCGATCATGCGCGGCGGCATTCCGAAAAAGCGGCAAATGTCATCGATCTGGAAATCGCGCTGCATCATGAATTGCAGATCAACGCTGCTCAGGCTGAGCGCGTGCGGCTCCAATCCTTCTTCGAGCACGACGGTGTTGCCGACGTTTTGAATGCCGGAATGCAGATTTTGAAACTGCGTCTTGAGCCGCGTCGCCGCCGCTTCGGAAAGCTGCTTCGCGGTCTTCAGCCACATCGCGGGACGCGCGCCGTTCGCCATCCAACGCGAAGCCTGTTGCTCAAGGCCCATCGCCAGCCCGATCGAGTCGCGACCCAAGCCGATCGTCGAGACACCAACCAGCGCGTTGAACGTCAAGCCGCGAAGATGGAACATATCGTCGAGCGAGAGCTGCGTCGGGAATTCGCGCAGCATGGCGATCTGCCACAAGCCGATGCGATTGACGTTGTAGAAGATATTGCCCTGCCCGCTTTCCATCACGAACACGGCGTCGGGATTGATCGGGATGAGCTGGTTGGGAACGTAGCGCCGATTGCGCTTGATCGCCGCATAAGCATTTTGGCGCAGCAACATGCCGACGTTCATCTGAAACGCGAATTCAAACCATGTTTGCTGATCGTTGGGACGCTTGAAGAGATCGAGCAAGTAATGCTCGCCGTCCTTCAGATAAGTTTTGGTCTTGCCATCCTCACCCAGCCGATAGAGACGCGGCGTGCAGCGCGCCAAGTCGGTCGCGATGCGCACCACGCAAGCATAGACCGGCGATTGCCCCATGGCGGTCGCTTGCGAGACCAGCATGCCGCTTGAGGTCTGCACACTGCCGAGCGGCGGGATCATGCCGTAAGACGGCGTGCCAGAAAAATTCCGCTGCGCCGTGTCGGTGCGTGCCAGTGCTCCGAAGATTCCGCGCATCGCTTACTCCTTGCTCAGCTTCATCACGATCGCAACCATCACACCGCCGACGAAGATATAGGCGGCGGGCGGGTAGATCAGATGAAGCCCATAGGCGATCAGGCCGATGCCGCCCACGCCGATGAGATCGCGGATGAGCGGTGCGAAGATTTTAGAGAACAAGAAAGCCTCTTTCCTCGTAAACGGAAGGACCAAGATCGGGGTTTGCGCCCATCACCGCGACGCCATCGAAGAGCGACATGAGCGGATCGATCTTCATCGTACCGCTGAGCTGCTTGGTGATGACGATCGCATTGCCTTTCTTTTCGGCCTTCGCGTTGCCGACGCACCATTTCATCAAATTGGTGTCGCAGTGGATCAGCTCGCCACCGGCAAGTTTGCGCTCGGTGGTCTTGATCGCGCCATTGAGCTTGTAGCCTTGCGGAATGCCGACGATCAGCTCGCCAGCAATCTTGCGCACCGCCAGCTCATCGACGATTTCGGCGATGCCGATCTGATCGACGCCGATCGCGTTCTTCTCCTTCGGCAAAAGCCCGCGCTTGAAAAGCTCTTCGACGATATCGGCAACCTCAACCACGTCATCGCCGACGCGATCGACCACCGTGAGATCGCCATCCTTCTCGAAATCCAACAGGCGGGGCCACACGTCCTGCCGAAGTTTCTCGACGCTGCGGTGAACCCACGCATGCGACCAGCACAACAGGCGTTTGACCTTTTTCTTTTTGCCGTCCTTGTCGGTCACTTCGATCTTGGCTTCGCGTTCGCGCCCCACCACGGTGAGCCCGAGCAAGTCATCGAGCCCGCCGCCGTCGATGCCGACCACGCAAAGCTCGCAGCGCTCCATGAGATCGATCAGGGTGAGCGACGGATCGGCACCGGTGTGCCAGTGATCCGCGCCGGGCCAGCGGTCAGAGACGAGGCTGATTCCAACCTCGACGTCGAGATGCTGGCTTGCCCAGACTATGACTTGGCTTTCACCCTTCACCTTTTCGGTGTTGAAGTCTTGGATCAGATTGTCCAGCCGCAGCGAGCGGCCCAGATTTGGCATCACCATCGGCCATGTCGCCGGATCGAACCAAAGCGGATCGACGCCGGGAGCCTGCGGGCGAATGATCGAAGGCGGAAACTCGTAAAGCACCGGCAGCATGACGCCGGGAATTCTACCGTCGCGGATCGCCCGAGCGTTGCGGAGCTCATCAAGGAAGGCACCCGCTGGCGCTTCGTCGCTCTGGGTGGTGAGCACCAGCAAAAAGCCTTCGGGGATCGACTTGCGACCGCCGCGAATCTGCCGGATCACCTTGGAGGCGTGAATGTCCTTTCCCAAAAGATGCAGCTCATCGAGCAAGGTGCCAGCCGGGCGCGGGCCGGTGAGCACTTCGAGCGAGAAGGTCTTCACCCGCAGCTTTGCGCCGTTCAGGAGGTCTTTGACTTCCTTGACGTGATCTCGGACGCGGAACCGACGCTTGAGCTGCGGATCGGCTTCGATCATGCCGACCACTTGGCTGAAGGCCAGATCGGAGATCGCATGTGTCGGCGCGACGATCAGGAATTCGGCACGCGGCCTTGTGTTCATCAGGAGCGCGGTGAGCATGAGCGCCGCGCCGTTGGTGGTCTTCGAGTTCTTCTTCGGCACCAGCACGAAGATTTCTTCGATGTGGCGCAGCCCAGCCTTGCGATCGTAGGAGCCAAACAGCGCCCGCACGATATCGCGGAACCATTCGCCCGCCGCGTCTTTCATCAACGGCAGGCCCGGAACGTCCGGAAGCCTGATTGCGTTAAAGAACTTGACGGCCAGCTCTGCCTCGAATGGATCGAGCGGCAATTCTGGGATCAGCGGCTTCATGCCGCGAAGGCGATCCTCCCAATCCGGGCAAGCCAGATTCCACGCCAACCTATTGCACCGAGCTCGATTGGCGCTCCTGCATCAGTGCGCCCATGTCGGTCTGATCGTCGGGCTGCTGCGCATCGCGCGCGGCCTGTTCCTTCTTGCCGAGCTTTTCCTCTTTCGGCTTCGACACAGGCGGCACCATGTACTCATGCCAGCCGCCCTTGGTCTTCAGCCAGAACATCGCCGCTTGAATGCTGCGCGGATCGTCCTTGGTGGCTTGACGGAAGAGGTTCATCGAGACGGCGTTGTTCGCCATCAAGAAACCGTCGCGCAATTCCTTGGCATAATGCTTCCGAAGTGTCGGCGGCGTGATCTCAAGAATCTGGGAAATCTGATCCTCGGTGTTCCCGAAAGCCGCCATCATCGCGACCATCTTCTTGGTATCATCTTCCGGCTCATGCGCCGGGCGACCTTTGCCGCGCTTTGCCTTTTTGCCGGTGCCGGGTTTCGCCTTGCTACGCTTAGCCAAGATAGACTCCGAAGGAAAAAACGCTTCGCGCGTTGCTAGTAAAAAAAAAATCTACGGATGAG